GGAGGAGAACAAGACCACTGAAACATTCAAGGAGTTTGTTTCTGCAAGCAAGGAGGATCAGCTTAGAATAAAGGACGTAGGCGGATACGTTGGAGGCTACCTGAGAGGGGGCAAAAGAAGCCCGGCCAATGTGGTCCACAGACAGTTGATGACACTCGACTTGGACTTTGCCCACAAAGACCTCTGGGATGACTTTACTCTCCAGTTTGACAATGCAGCTGTTCTGCATGGGACTCACAAACACTCAGATGCGTCTCCCCGGTACCGACTAATAATGCCACTGAGCAGAGAAGTCACGGCTGATGAGTATGTGGCCATAAGCCGAAAAATTGCCGGGATAATCGGCATAGACCTTTTCGACAATTCAACTTTCGAGACCAACCGACTCATGTTCTGGCCTTCTACGCCGAAGGACATGGACTACTATTTTAAAGTTCAGGACGGCCCATGGATTGATGCTGACGAGATCCTCAACTCCTATGCCGATTGGAAGGACTCATCACTTTGGCCCACAGCTTCGTCCCGTTTCGAAGCTGTCGACAGAGCCGTTAAGAAGCAGGAGGACCCAACAGTAAAAAGGGGTCTCATAGGAGCGTTTTGTAGGACTTACTC